CGACTCATTTGATTCCTAGTTCTGTTTCTGTTAATATTTTAAATTCAAATCCTCTATCAACACACCATTCATTTGCTGCATTCCATTTTGCTTTATTCCTAGCAAACTCAAATGCTTCACGTAAATATCCTTTAGTTTGACGTTTTGGTTTTGCTGGTGGTGTAGTTTGACGTTTTGGTTTTACTTCAATAATATATTTTTTTATCTTCCCACCATTTTCTCTAACTTTAATATAGAAATCTGGAAAGTACCTATGTGGTCTATTATCAATAGGAGATCTATACCAAACATACATTTCTTCACTTCCCCATTCAAGTATATTGGTATTTGAGTCACAATATTGCATAAACTTGCGTTCCCAAAGAGAGCGATATATAATATTAGTAGGGTCTCCTTTATACTTATAGGGGCATCTTGGTTTATATTTTCCTTTATAAGCCATATATAAATATAGGTATCATAGTAAATATTTAGAGTGCCAGAATCGTTAGCAAGATCTATATCAACATCTGAGGCTAAAACACTGATAGGTGGGTTAGCACAGAATAACCATTATTTGGTGAATTTTTCTGCATTGAAAAAACCCATATATGATTATTTAAAAGAATATACTAAGATGGGTGATATAAAAACTTTCTTAGGAAGAAAGGCAGGGATACTTTGTAGTGATGCATCATTACCTGCTTCTCAGTTTGCAACCAGTCAAGTAAAAGATAATTTTATGGGTATTCCTCAAGAGTATGCTCATACTAGAATGTATCAAGATATTAATTTTACATTTTATATTGATCAGGATTACTCATTATTAAAAATCTTTGAAGGGTGGATGGATTATATTTCTAGTGGAGCAAATAGTCAGGTAAAACAAGAATCCCATTCATATTATAGAAGATTGAGATATCCAGATACATATAAGGTTGATACGATGAATATTAGAAAATTTGACAGGGGACACCAGAATCAGATAAGATATAAGTTTATAAACGCTTTTCCTAAAGCAATTAATCCAATCCCTGTTACCTATGGTGCAGCAGAACTTTTAAAAGTAACTGTTCTTTGGAACTTTGACCGTTATGTGGTCTTCTAAATAAAATACTGAATTGTATAGATTATGCCTTTACCTCAAATTAATACACCGACATATGAGTTGGTATTGCCTTCAAATGGGAAGAAACTTAAGTATCGTCCTTTTTTAGTTAGGGAAGAAAAGATTCTAATTATGGCATTGGAATCTGAAGATATGCAGCAGATTAGTACTGCTATTGTTGAAACATTAAATCAATGTATTCTTACTAAAGGAATAAAAGTAGAAAAACTTGCTACCTTTGATATTGAATATTTGTTTTTGAATATTCGTGCTAAGTCAGTTGGTGAGACTGTAGAAGTTAATGTTACTTGTCCTGATGATGGTCACACATCTGTTTCAATGGAGATTGATATTGATTCAATTAAAATTAAAAGGGATAAATCTCATAAAAATACAATTAAATTAGATGATAATCTTTCAATGAAAATGAAGTATCCTTCTATGGATCAATTTGTTGTATCTAACTTTGATAGTACTATCACTGATGTTGATACAACTCTTGGTATGATTATTGGATGTATTGATATGATTTACAATGAAGAAGAAAGTTGGAATGCTTCTGAGTCAACTGATAAGGAACTTTCAGAGTTTGTTGGAAATTTAAACACTAAACAATTTAAATTAATTGAAAAATTCTTTTCAACAATGCCCAAACTTACTCATACTATAAAGGTTACTAATCCACAGACTAAAGTTGTAAGTGACGTGACGTTGGAGGGTCTAGCAGCTTTTTTCAGCTAGGTATGGCTCATACTAATCTTGAGTCATACTATAAGATTAATTTTTCGTTAATGCAACACCATAAATACTCATTAAGTGATATAGAAAATATGATTCCTTGGGAACGAGAAATCTACGTTAGTTTACTACAACAACACATTGAAGAAGAAAATTTAAAGGCACAACAGCAAAGTGGCAGTTAAACAAAAAATAACTAAAGATAATTTTAATTCTCCATTGAGAGATAAGGAATCGTGGAGCTATAGACCTACCAAAGAAAAAGATAAGAAGGATCAAAAATCTGGTAGGAGATTTTTTGCTTTTGCTGGAAAAGGAGCAGGAATGACTCCAGATCTTGTTGGGCAGAATAATGTTGCTAAACAATTACGAGAAACAAATGAAATTCTTGTACAAATACAAAAACAATTAACGGTAGATTTTACTGGCCGTATTGCAGAACGTAAAAAAGAGTTTAATGAAAGAAGAAAGGCATTATCTGAAGCAAAATTCTTCTCTAAAGAAAGGGCATTAGAAAGCACAAAGGGTGTTGGAAAATTTGTTAAGGATACAGCAGGTAAAATAGTGAGTCCTTTAGGTAAAGGATTTAAGGGTATACTTGAGGGTGTATGGGGTTTCCTTAAGAATATTGTTATTGGAGGAGCTGTTATTGGTGCATTAAAATGGTTAAGTGATCCTGAGAATTTGCAGAAGTTGAAGGGTGTATTTGATGTTATGGCGAAAAATTGGAAATGGATAGTTGGAGGTTTAGCAGCAATAGTTGGTGTTACTGCATTAGGTGGTATTGCTGGAATTATTGGTAGTATTACTACAGGACTTTCAATATTACTACCAGTTGCACTTGCTCTTGCAGCAGGATATGGGTTGTATAGGTTGTGGATGGCTGGTGACGCACAAGAAAAGAAAACACTTAAAGCAGTCGCAGAGTTTGGAGAAGAGGCTGTAAGAAAAGATTTAGAACGTAAAGTAAATAATCCTACTTTTTGGGAAATAGTAAATGGTGTACATGCTGAAGCAAAAGAACAGTTACATTTTTTAGATACGGGATTAACAAAGCAGTATGGAATGACAGGAGAACAGTATCTTAAGAATCTTGAAAAGAAAGCTGCTGGTGGTTCAATTACAGGTGGAAAATCATATATTGTTGGTGAGAATGGTCCTGAATTATTAATTAGTGGTGGTAGTGGATATATTTTAGATGCTCAAAAAACTGCAAGATTATTAACTCCACCAGTTCAGGGTGGTTCATTTGATATTATACCTTTACCAGATAAGTTTATAAAATCTAATAAAGATAATACTGTAAAGGTAGCTTCTAAAGCAAATAAGCTTGTAAAAGTTTCTCCTATTAATCCATCTAATCGTTATATGGTTGATGTTCCAGAGATATTAGGTATAAGATAAGATGTTGCAAACAGAAGTAAAAAAATTAAAGATAACTGCAGAGAATATTAATAGTGTTCTGACGAAGAGTAATAGTGTAATAAAAAAAAGAAAAAAGAAAAATGCAGAATTAGAAAAAATTATTGATGCACGGAGTATAAGAAGAGATAAAGAATCCAATTTAGAAAAAAAATCTGTAAAAGGTGGAGCATTTAAATCATCTTTAAATAGTATTAAAAAGACTATAATAAGTGGTCCAATGGATGTAATGGGAAAGGTTATCCAATTTGGATCTATGATTTTATTGGGTGGATTACTGAAATCTTTACCAGATATTTTAATGAAAAGTATAGGAATATTTGGAAAACTTGCAGAATGGGGTAAGGGAATAGCAGAATTTTTTAAAGTTATATGGGATTCTATTAGTAATTTTGTTAAAGCAATAGGAGAAAATGAAACAGTAAAGAAAATTCTTAAAGGTGCAGGAGATATGTTTAATGCTATAAAGGATATGTTACCAACATTAGAAGATCTAGCTAATAAACTTAATAGTGTATTAAAACACGGACCATTAGCATTATTTGTTAATGATAAACATTTTAATAAGAAACGAGAGATAGATCCTGTAATTGATAAAGACGGTACTAGATTCAGTGAGACATTTGCTTTTGCTGAAGATGATCCTGATAATAAGGAATTAATAAAAGAATGGAAGTCTCTTTATTATCTTGATGAAGATGGTACAGTAAGACATAAAGATAGTGGTAAAAAAGCTATTGGAGCTCGGTTTATGGGAGTTGGTACGGGCATTGATTTTGAAGATATTAAAAAAATGTTAGATAGAACTAGATTCCCAAGTCTTCAATCATCCATTAAAAATGTTAATTTGATTGGTAATAATAGTGTATGGGGTAGTAAAACAAAAACCATCTATATGCCACAAAGAGTAATTGTAGAGGTATAATATGAAACAACCACAAGAAGCAGCACAAGCATCAAATTATCCATTATTACAAGTTATAAAGGATGATAGGAAATTAGTTAATATTCAAGGTAAAACTGTTAGATTGGATTATTATGAAAGTGTATATTCTCCAACAGTAACTGCATCATTAGTAGAAATGGATAGTGGTGCTAGTCCAAAATTAAAAAATAATCTTGGAAATAGAGGAACACTTAAAGATGTTTTACCGATTGAAGGATTTGAGCAAGTAGCATTTATAATTAGTACTGCATTTGGGGAATTGAATTATTCTCCACCAAGAAATATACCTTTTAGAGTTACAGGAACACCAACTATAATTGAAGATGGTATGAATCAACTTGTGTCTATCAATCTTGTTTCACAACATGAAATTGATAATGCACAAACTCCTATAAAATCATATTTTAGGGGTAGGATTAATGAGACTGTAGAAAAATTATTAAAGGAATTAAAGATTCCAGACTCTAAATTAAAAAATATATTTGATTCTAATAAATCAAATATTGAAGATACTCAAAATAATGAACAAGTTACTGGTAGATCTCGTTCACCATTTGAGATTATTTTAGATCTATGTAAAAAATCTATTCCAGTTGTAGGAGATCCAGGATTCTTTTTCTATCAAACACAAGATGGATTTCATTTTAAATCCATTGATACTCTTATTACTGAAGGTATGAAATTGTTGGAGGAGAATGATACGTATAGGGGGTTTCATACTTACTATTATAGTCCAGGAGTTTATAATCAGTATGATGGTAATAATAATTTTAGGATTTTAGAATCACCTAAAATAATAAAGGATCAGGATGTATTAGAATCATTAGAAAATGGAACTTATTCTGCTAGGTTTATAACTACTAATCCATTAACTTTTCAGACTAAAGAGGAAGTTGTTAATTTGTTGAGCAAATCGAATCTTGGTAAAACTCAGAAACCTAATCCAAATGTAGATAAAAATAATTTTCATGTTACTTATTCTAGTATTTTAGATATTGGATCATCAGAACCTGGTGTTGGTGTTATTGAATTAAATAATCCACTAAGATGGGAAGCATTAGCAAATATGAGGTATAATCTACTTCATGCTCAAGTTATGCAGGTTCAAGTTCCTTGTAATATAAATCTTAAAGCAGGTGAAGTTGTTAGAATTAATATTGCTAATGTCACATTGGATAATAAAATATATGATATGTGGAATCAACAACGAAGTGGAGATTATCTAATCCTACATCTTTGTCACCATTTCGATCCAGAAAGTTCATACACATCCATGACACTTGCTCGTGATACTTATGGATTATATAAAAACAGTTATTAAATAAATGTCTAATTCTGTAAAAAAATCTGATAATAATACCTTTGGAAAGAATCCATTACAATCTTGGATTGGAATTGTTGCACCTTTTGCAGCACAAGAAGAGCAGGCTAAAGGATTGGGATGGGGATGGAGATTTAAGGTTCGTATTGTAGGAGATCACTCAGATACGGATAATATTTCTGATGAAGATCTTGATTATGCTTACTGTTTACTTCCAACTACTGCTGGATCTGGTGGTGGAGGAAGAATAAGAACTGTAAGGATAGTTCAGGGTGATATGGTTTATGGAATATATGGATCTGGTAATAGTTCAGGAATACGTTTAATCTTAGGTGTTTTTCCAAGAACAGCATCTATTGAATATGGAAAGTTTGGTAAGTTTGATCCAATAAAAGGATGGTATGGAAATATTAAACCTTCACCATTAACAGGTGATAATGAGATTAATGATCTTGGTACTGCTACACCCAATAGTGCTCCAACATTAAATAAAACTAATATTTCATCTAGTGAAGAGCAGATGGAGTCGATGGGTATTCTCATTGGAACTGATGGTCCAAAATCAAATGTAATTAAGGAAAGACCAAGAGTTCCTGCTGATCAACCTTGGAATGGTGGTAGTATAACTAGAGCACAATTAAATTATATAAGAACTAATAGTGGAGATCCTAATTATACTGGGTATTATGCTGGTGCATTTTCAGGAATCCCTACTGAAAACGAAATTCGATCTCGACAGATTTATGATGCAGAAACACAAGCAATTCTTCAAGGTTTGATGGAAGAGATTGAAAGAACTCAAAAATCAAACTAAATAAATTTACTGGAGGTATAATTAAATGGTTAACTTACATGAAACACAGCAACATTATTTTGGTAATGAGAATGCTGAAAATTTAATACAGTTTGAAGGTACAGGTAATGAAAATTATTATTTAATGGTTGATAGGCAAACTGGTGAAATTCTGATATTCAATCAAGAGTGGGGAGTTGGTGGTGTTGGTGATCGGTATGTAGGTAGTATTCAATATGATGCCAGTACTGATTCCTATAAGTATCCAGATAATACATTTTTTAATAAAAAAGTACGTAAGTATGAGGAAGAGGTTTTTAATGATCCTAAAAATATAAAGGAACTTATTGTAAAAGCAAGAGAATTATCAATTAATCAATATAGAAATGAAGATGATACTTTTAAAGGGCCTCAGTATAAGAATCCAAACATTGGATTTATACCAGATGTATTTGAGAATAAAGGAGCAGATAATGTCTTTATTGAAGTTGATGCTAAAGCTAAAGAAGTTTTTTATGATTCGGATGGTAGATCGTATATTAGAATTCCAGGAACAGAGACAAAGGATAATTTAGATGGAAGAAAATATGTTGATATATCTATAGGTTCTGGAAATGAAAACTTAATAATTCATGATGAGAAGGCTGCTAAGGGTGAAATAAAGGATGGTCAGAGTTCATTAGGACTTAAGACTGGTAATGGGGTTACTTCAGAGGAAGTCTTACAATCAACAGCGACTGATATAAAGAAAGAATTTGAATTAAATGATTTAAATGATGAACAAATTGAAAGAATTACTCAAATTATTAGGGATAATCCTAGTGATAGTTCTCAACAAGCATATATTCTGGCAGTAAAGAAAGTTTACCCTGAGTATTTTGAGAATATTCAACCATATACTAAAGAAGATATAGAGTCTATGTCTTATGAAGATCAATGGGATTATAAAGAAAGAATAGCAGCTTATCAGAGAAATAAAGATCTTCAGAAAAAACTTCCTCATGATTCAGATACTGCAGGAGTTGATGTCCTTATAGGTGATCCTTGTCTTAATGATTTCTTTGGTGGTATTGAAAAAACTTTGAATGGTTTTATGAAGAGACTTGCTGGTAATAAACTCGTAGGAAATTTAGCAGCATTGGGTGGTGGATTAACTCAAGGATTTGGATTCCCAGCAGAGTTGAAAAGTACAGTTGGTTTAATCAAAGATATTTCTAGGAATCTGGTTGGTAAGATGGCAGGTGCTTTAGAGGATAAGTTAATATCATTTATATCTGGTGGTGTTAAAGGTATGACGCAGTTTTTCTTTAATACAATTAGTAATCCTATCTCAGCATTAGCAAATGCAACTGGTTTCCAAAGTGCATTAACTAATCCAGTTGGTATGTTATTCAATGCAATGGGATGTGTCGCTTCAAAGATTACTGATGCATTAGGTAAGACGATTGAAGATATGCTTACAAATATGGTTAAATCAGTTATAAATCCTGCTGTTTGTGTTGCTGATCAATTTATTGGTGGATTATTTAATAAAATTACTAATGTAATGGATTCTATGATTGGACCTTTCATTCTTCCTATTGAACTGTTAATGAATCCATTAGGTGCAGTTGCAGGAGTTTTTGGATTAACAGATGTACTTAGAAAAGGTGCTAACTTGTTTAATAAAGCACTTAATCTTTTTAGATGTGGAAAAGGTTCAGGTAAAACATGTCCAACTAGTTCAGTATATAAGATTGATGCAGGTGTAATACCAATACTTAGTGAAAACGCACAAAACAGTCACGTAAAGAAAGCAATTGATGGTGCTAATAAGGGATTAAAGAATCTTGGTGAAGGTATTACAAAAAAGGCAAATGCTTTTGAAGAGAATGTTGGTAAGATGTCAATCTTTGGATCAAAACTTAGTGATGTTGATGCTGTTGAATGTGAAACTGGTGCAGTAACAAAATGTGGTTATCCAAAAATTAAATTCTTCGGTGGTGGAGGAGAAGGTGCTGTTGGTAAAGTTATCCTTGGTAGGTTTGTTTCTAATTTTGATACCGAGAATCTTAGAAAAGATGTAAAACAAACTGCAAGTATTATTGGTGTAGATATGACTTATCCTGGTGAAGGATATGAAGAAGCACCTTATGTGCATTTTGAAGATAGTTGTGAGCAAGGATATGGTGCTTATGGTAGAGCAATCGTTGATTATAATATGAATTCACCTACTTATGGTCAAATTACTGATGTTATTATAATTTCTGAAGGAGAAAATTATCCACCAGGTGCTCCAGAAGATGCTTTTGTTGAGAAAATACTTGTTCAAGATCCTGGAAATGGATATTCTGACGAGGATGAGATGGAAGGGTTTGACATGGTGGTTAAAGATGGTAGAATTGCCGAGGTAAAACCAAATAGAAAGGCATATCGTTTCTTACCACCAATGAAAATACTTACTCAGACGGGATCTGGAGCAATTTTACGACCAATAATGACTACTAAAGCACCTCAAATGGAAGTCGAAGAGCAAATTGACTGCGTTACAACATAATGGCTGAATCAAATTCTCAAGAAAATAGGACGATTGATCTGTTTGGACCTCAGTTTCTTATTGAAACAGGTTCAAGAGCAGTTGGTGTTGGTGGTCAAAATGTTTTTAATATATCATCAATCAATGACGATGGAGTAAGATACACTCAATCTCTTACTCAGACGGGATTATCTAAAATTAATGCTGAAGGAATATTACAAATAGAGTCTGGTATTAAGAATCAATCATCAGAAGGTGTTGCTTTCTTTGCTTGTGCTCATAATGGAGATATGGCTCTTAGTGCTAATAAAGGATGGGTTAGAATTAAGGGTAGAAATATTGTACTAGATGCTACTAATAAGATAGTAATTAAGGGTCAAGATATTCAAATTGGTAATGAAGATAAGCATGCTACTGAAAGAATAATTATGTCTGCAACAGAAATTGATGCAGGTGAACCATTAAGAGGAAATATAGCAGATCTTCTTAAGACCAGTAGCATCTATCAAGTTGGTATGTCTTTATTAGGTATGACTCCATATGGACGATTAGCAGCAGGAATTAGTAAAGGTGTTGGTTTTGCTAAAAAATTCTTCGGATAGTACTAATGGCTATAGAAAATCCTACTAACATTACTTTTTCCGAGTCAGGGGATAGTACATTTCAAAACGTATATATTTACGGGAAACTTAATTATGATTTTGATAATGATGATATTACAGTAAAAAGTTTAAATGTAACTGGAGTATCAAATGTAACTGATCTTACAGTTAGTGGTAATCTTAATGTAACAGGATCAAACACGAAAATTGGACAAGATATTGTAACTAGAAATCTTAAGGTAACTGGAATAGCAACAATATCAAGTATTAAGGATAATAATGGTAGTACAGGAAGTGCTGGACAAGTTCTTTCTACTGATGGAAATGATTTAGAATGGATTAATACTAGTAGTGCTAATGTAAATTCAGCATCTAAAGTTGGTGTCAATGACAGCAGCAATAGTGGTGACAAAATGTACATTACCTTTGTAGACGCTACATCTGGTAATGAAGAGATTAGAGTTGGTACTGGTATTACATATGCACCATCATCTGATAAACTTTATGTGAAAAATATTGCATCTCCTGCTGGTAATCTGGAACTACAAGCAGTTTCTGGAGAAAATGGTATAGTAATTAAAGATAATAATGCAGTTGAATTATATTATGATGGTAGTGCGACATGGAAATTAGCAACAAAGTCAGATGGTGTTGAAATAAGAGATAGACTCTATATTGCTGATAATGATGAAATAAGATTTGGTAATAGTAATGACTTAATAATATCTCATACTGATAGTCTTTCTAGTCAAAATGATTCTAATGGAGATAGTGTTCTTTCTGGTACAACTTGGGCTTCATATATCAATGAGAGGGGAGCAGGTCCATTAGTATTTAAGACAGATGGTGGTCCTTCAACAGGAGCATTTCAATTCTATGATACTGGTTGGAGACCAATATTAAAATTATTCAGTGGTAGTAGTGCAAGAGCTGCTTTATACTACGCTGGATCAGAAAAATTAATTACATCTAATACTGGTGTAACAGTAAGTGGAACTGTTGCTGCTACTGCATATACTGGTGATGGTTCTGGGTTAAGTGGCATCTC